CGGTGTGTGTCGAACATGCGTTAGCGCCCAGAAAGCCCGAAAAACCTCCGCTTCTCCCGAAGCATACCTACGAGTTCTAAACGTCCAACTAAAGTCGCAGCGTATAAAACAGGGCATCCAATACGACCTAACCTCCGAAGAGCTTACGGAGATATGGGACATACAAGAAGGCAGATGCGCCCTGTCTGGCGTACTAATGACCCACCAACGCGATGGGAAGGCAGGAGACGGTAAGAAGAAAGAGTTCAATGCCTCGATAGACAGGATAAACCCCCAAGGCCCCTACGTACGGGAAAACGTACAGCTAGTCGCCAACCGCGCTAATACCATGAAGCACACCCTCGGGCAAGATATGTTTATGTGGTGGGTAAAAAACATCCATAATCACCTATTAAGTTGATTTATATCCCGGATAGGGGTAATTTGTAGGTGGAACTTACCCGACAGTACGTTCCTATCTCCCTTGAAGAGTATTGACCCGTCCCCACAGGCGGGTCTTTTTTGTTAGGTATTGTGTACTTAGCGCCGAAATGGTATATAGTACCTATACCGGGGTCATCCGGTGTATCTGACAGCTCCCGGCTGACGACATGCAGACAGATGCACCCCAAAATTAACTCGCATGTGAGGAATCTCAAATGGCTAATACCACTTTTACAGGCCCGGTCATCTCGACTAACGGCTTTGTTGGCGCTGTAACAGGCGATGTAACCGGCGCAGTTGCTGCTACTACTCTAACTACTACTGGCACTGTGACCCTTAACGGCACTGCTATTATTGTTAGCGACCTGCCTACGTCTGACCCCTCTGTTGCTGGCCAAATCTACAGCGATAGCAACGTACTTACTGTTTCAGCAGGTTAATCCTTAACTTAATAGGAGAAACCTATGCCTAGTTCAGATATTCAGACCAAACGGGTTACGACCGCTGCTAGTCTGGGAGTTGGTCCGGCTCGCATACGCCAAGTTCAAGTGCTTACAAGCGCTGTAGGCGCGGGGCGGCTAACTATTACCGACGGTGCTGGCGGAAATACTGCTTTGGACATCGACTTTATTGCCGAGGAGTCACACTCGATCAACATCCCTGACTACGGTATACGGTGCGCCACTGACGTAACAATCACGGCGATGACCAACATTACTGCTATGACGGTGTTTTACAGCTAATGGCTAAGCAAGTAGACAAAGGCAGCATGGCTTGTAACAAGCCGAAGCGAACGCCTTCTCATCCTAAGAAGTCTCACGTGGTGAAAGCCTGTGAGGGTGGGAAAGAGAAGGTCATACGTTTTGGTGAGCAAGGCGCGTCTACAGCAGGTAAACCCAAGTCGGGCGAGTCTGCTAAAATGAAGGCTAAGCGCAAGTCGTTCAAGTCCCGACACGGTAAGAACATTGCCAAGGGCAAGATGAGCGCAGCTTACTGGGCGGACCGCGTCCGCTGGTAGTAAAAACAAGGAGTTAGCGATGAAAGACTCAAAGTACACAGGACATATGGGCGATTGCGCCATTAACGATGACGGTCCATGCACTTGCGGCACGGAAGAAGAACTTGCAGATATAGCTCGTGAAGAGGCCGGCTTAACGGCGGAAGATTAGAAAATGAGCGACCAAGAGTATTCGATGATAGACGTGATGCTAACTGCGTTAAAATACTCTAAAGGCCGCTGGACACCGGATGAAGTTTTAGAGTTCGGGTTCATGTTAGAAGAGCTACACTTGTCCGACGAGTACGAAGATGGCAAACCAAACTTAGTAAGTATTAAAGGCGGTAAGCCCGAAGCGGAAGAAACAACTTAATTTAGGAGGCTGTTATGGCTGGTTGTGGGACAAAACGAATGAACATGGGCGGCCCTACGGGTATGCACAAAATGCCCGATGGCACCATGATGAAAGGCGCTAAGCACGGCATGAAAGCTGGTGGTCTGACGGGTCCTGATAAAGAGGGTCCAAAGAAGCGTAAAAAGGGTAAAAGTAGCGACCCTGCGGCTTTCCCCGACCTAAACAATGACGGCAAAGTTACTCAAGCCGATGTATTGATGGGACGAGGCGTGGGCAAGATGAACATGGGCGGCAAAGTCATGAAGTATAAAGCTGGTGGCTGTGTTGGCGATGGCTGTGCTATCCGAGGTCGAACTAAGGGCACAATGCGATGATGAAGTGCCGGGGCATGGGCAAAATGAAGCCCGTTACGTTTAAGAAAGGCGGTACGGTCAAAGACGACTGCTACCGCAAGGTGAAGGCATCGTATAAAGTCTTCCCTTCTGCGTATGCTTCGGGTGCTATCGCCAAGTGCAGAAAGAAGAAAGCCAGTGGCCGTTCGTAAAACCGAGAAGGGCAAGGCCCTAAAACGGTGGTTCAAAGAGGACTGGAAAGACGTCAAGACAGGCAAGGCTTGTGGACGCAAAGAAGGCGATAAGCGGGGAACCCCGTACTGTAGACCCACAAAGCGGGTCTCTAGTAAAACGCCTAAGACCTCTGGTGAGATGACAGCGGCAGAGAAGAAGTCCCGTATAGCGCAGAAGAAGCGCCTAGGACAACCGGCAGGTAAACCTAAGCGTGTAGCATCGCTTAAAAGGAAGAAGAAATAATGGCTAAGGGCGTAAACCACTACTTTAAAGACGGTAAAACGCACCGAGGGGGCACGCACAAACACCCCGACGGGACTGTAATGACAGGCAAAACGATGTCAGCTAAGTCCGCAAAGTTATTTCATTACAAAGATTTATCTAAAACTGCGCAGACGAAAGCGCGGGAAAGTTGGGGCAAATAATGGCTACATCCGGTACTGCTACATTCAACATGGACTTCACCGAGATTGCGGAAGAAGCGTGGGAGCGTGCCGGTAGAGAAATGCGTTCTGGTTACGACCTGCGCACTGCTCGTAGGTCTATGAATCTGTTGACTATTGAGTGGCAGAACCGTGGTATAAACATGTGGACGATTGAAGAGGGGTTTAAGAACCTAATTCAAGGGACAGCCACATACGACCTGCCCGCCGATACAATAGACCTGCTAGAGCATGTAGTTCGCACAGGGGAAGGCAACGTAACCACGCAGTCAGACCTAAACATCACGCGTATCAGTGTCTCTACCTACTCCAGCATACCTAACAAGCTAAGCCAAGGCCGCCCCATACAGCTTTATGTAGACCGTGGGCAAGCAAACCCTTCGGTTACTGTGTGGCCTGTGCCAGACCAAGGCACTGCACTTTCACCTTACTACGTGCTTAAGTACTGGCGGATGCGCCGTATACAAGATTCTGGGACAGGGGTTAACACCGCCGACGTTAACTTCCGGTTCTTGCCCTGCCTCGTTGCAGGGCTTGCGTATTATATAGCCCAAAAAGACCCAGATTTAATGCCCCGTATTCCTATGCTACAAGCCGAGTACGAGCGTCAGTTTGAGTTAGCAGCGGGCGAAGACCGGGAGAAAGCGACGCTTAGCTTGGTGCCCCGTATAAGCAGCATAAGGTAGGCTTATGAGCTATAAATACGCCTCGGGACAAAAAGCACTAGCGATCTGTGATGTCTGCGGTTTTCAGTATAAACTTAGGCAGCTCAAAGAGTTAGTAGTGAAGGGCAATAAGACCAACTTAAAGGCGTGCCCAGAGTGTTGGAACCCAGACCAGCCACAGAACAAATTAGGGGAGTTTCCGGTAGATGACCCACAAGCTATACGTGACCCAAGACCGGACTCAGCAGAATTAGTAGCAAGCAGAGACATACAGTGGGGATGGGACCCAGTAGGGCTAAACGATCCTTTTGGACTTACACCAGACAATTTGGAAGGGACAGGCGTCGTAGGCACAGTAACAGTAACTACGAGCTAGGAGACAGAAATGAAAATGAAGTCACGATCAAACGTAAAAGCGCCAAAGATAATCGAGTTCCCAAATGAGCCGGTTATGTACAAAGTAGCTGACTGCTGCAACCAGCCGCCTAAAGATATGAAGACTAGCGGTGTTAAAGTGCGTGGCGTAGGCGCGGCGACCAAGGGTACAATGGCCCGTGGGCCAATGGGTTAAGGAGCAGTAGGTGAATTACACCGAGCTGAAGACTAACATTTCTGACATCTGTGAGCAGACGTTTACGGACGCGCAGCTTGCTATGTTTACCGATCAGGCTGAGCAGAAGATATATAACACTGTTCAGATTCCTGCGCTGCGTAAAAACCAGACGGGCAACCTGACAACGGGTAACAAGTATTTGGTGTACCCCACGGACTTCCTTTACCCTTTTTCTTTGGCGTATGTGGACGGCGACGATAACTACACCTTCTTGCTCAATAAGGACGTTAACTTTATTAGAGAAGCTTACCCCGGCCCAACAAGTACGGGCGCTCCAGCGCACTACGGAGTCTTTGATGACACGGCGTTTATTATAGGCCCCACGCCAGACGCAGGGTACGAGGTTGAGCTGCACTACGGTTATTACCCCGAGTCTATTGTTACTGCCGGAACTACGTGGCTTGGTACTGAGTTTGACTCTGCTCTGCTTAACGGCGCTTTGGTCGAGGCGATACGTTTTATTAAGGGTGAGCCGGATATGGTTGCCCTGTACCAAAAGATGTACATCGACGCTATTGCGTTACTCAAGAATCTAGGCGACGGCAAGTTGCGCGAAGATATGTATCGTTCTGGTCAACTCAGAATAGACCCAAGGTAATTTAAGAGGAAAGTAAAATGGCTATT